ACACGGCCTCAGATGGGCCACATCTGGAGAAACACCGCAATGTCAGTTATTGGTGACATTTTTTGATATCTAATTACATGAAATAAAAGGATTTATTTCTTGTCACGTCCACACATTGACCACATCGACAAAAAAGCCCCTCGACTGAGGGGCTTTCTGTTTGTAATTACATCCACATAATTTGCTGTCCTGATGGCAACGGGTGCGGCCTTACGGCGTGGACTTCTCCCGGCTTCACGATGTATCGCTGTACCGACTCATAAGTGATGAACGTGGCGCTGCAATTCACGTTCTGGCACTGATGATAACGCTCTTTTGTCGTGTCAGTGATATAGCGACTTGTACGCGCATGTGCGGCATGCTGGCATAAAGGACAATGAAACATCGCGAGCACCTCTTCCGGTTTTGTTGATGGTGCCATTTTAGTTAATTTATCCTTACAAAACAAACAGATAAAACAAAAACATCACTCATCATCTTCTGTTTCGTACTCCACATCAGAAAGCCTGACCTCAAGCTCTAAGGACGTCGTGAAGCCGCTATTATTCAGAAAATGTGTCACCTTAGTGATTGTCCAGTCCTGCTCGTCTATGACGCGCTTAAAGCCAGACACTTTGACCGGTGTTTCCGTGTAAATATCTGCCCGACCGGTAGCCAGGCTGATGGAGAACTCCGCAACGCCCCGTTGCAGTTTATCCCACTTCGCCTGAGCGGCGCGCATGGCCTGCGCTTTCGTGGCATATACCGTGGTCAGGGCAAAAACGTTGTCAGCCTCACCGGCCATGTATTCACCTTCACGCGCTTCCGGTACTTTAGGCGCTTTCTTCTGCCTGACCGGTTTCGCTTTCGGGTGCTCCAGTGCGCGCAGGTGTTTCTCTTTCTTTTTGCGTTTCAGTTTTACCTTCTGCTTTTGAGGCTTCGGGTCTTTGGTGTGTAGCCATTTTGCCGTTACACCGGTGTAGGCTCCACGGTCAGCAATCGCAAAATGATGGCGGTCGCCGTCGCTGCGGGTTATGGTGACCTGCGGGATTTTTTTACCGCTGGCCGTCACTCCCTGCCCCGCTTTGAGAAACAACAGTTTTCCCATTTTTACCGACACCTCCCCGCCGTTGCGTTCAGCAAGGCGGGTCAGGAATTTTGCATCAGACTCCTGCGACTGGTCGATGTGCGGGATTTTAATTCCGGCCAGTGACGGCGCGACACTGGCTTCCAGCCTGTTACGGGAGGCTATCACCTCAACAATCGCACCGAGCGTGGTGTCATGCCAGGAGCCTTCACTGCGGGAATTGAGCGTCCCGCGAAAATCTGCACTCCGGGCGCGGATGGTAACCACATCCGGCGCGCCCCGGTGTTCAACCTCATCAACGGTAAATTTCCCTTTGCATACCAGGGCAAAACCTTTCCAGCCGATATACACCGTCAGGACAGCGCCACGAACCGGCAGCCCGACCTGCCCGTCGGCATCGTTCAGTTCAATATCAAGCTGGTCAGCCTCAAAGCCCCGGTTATCCGTCAGGGTCATGCTCATCAGACGGTCGCTGATATTGCCGGTAATATCCCTGCTGTCGAGCATCAGCATGTAATCCGGCGTCAGCGTACTGCCTGCATCAAATGTCAGCGCATCCAGCATTATCCCGCCCCCGTCATACCCGTGAATCTGGTCGCCATACTGCCAGCCTTACCGATGAGCGATTCCGCCTGTTTACCGATATCGCCATAAAGCGCGGCCAGTGATTCATCAACGCGGGTGAGCGACAGCGTAAAATCAATTTTCCGGGGTGTGCCGTCTGCAAAGAAAATACTCCCTGTTTCACTCACCCTGCTGATGACATACATGCCGTAAATCATGCCGGTGCCATCCAGCAACGGCCACGCCCGACCTTCCTCTGCCATCAGCCTGAGCGTGGTCATCGTCAGCTTTCCGCCTGTCAGTTCGGGATAAAGCACACCGGCAAGCGTAATGTTTTCCTCACCCACACCGAGAAACTGAAAGGCATCCCGTTTACCGATACGGGAATTTGACGGCCAGCGATAATCTGATTCACGCTGCATGGTCTGGTGTGGCAGCGTCTGGCGCATAAAAACAAACATACCTAACGCGAGCATCATTTTTCGTCACCTCCTTAACCGTCATGCATCATGCTGGCACGGGCGCGCGCACGTTTATCCCGCTCGTATTTTTCGAGCGCATCCTGTAACTGGCGGTCGAGCTGAGTCCCCGGTGCAGTACCGCCCGTCAGACTGATGTGATATTCGTTTTTACTCTGGTCCACATAAGAGCGGCCAGCCGGTGCCGTAACCGGCTGATAAGCCTGATAGCCTGCATAAGAGCTGGTCGCCGGAATATAACCACCGCTGCCATACGTGGCGGCTTGAGTTCTGGCGGCGGTCTGGTCAAGTGCGTCAGACTCTTTGTTGATGACCCCGAGCTTTTCCAGTACCCAGTCAATACCGCTGCGCAGTTTGTTGAACGCATTAAGCGGCAGCATCAGCGCGTCAGCCAGTGCCTGCCCGAACATGACGCCCGTGTCACGGCAACGATTCAGGGTGTCCTGGGTGGCTTTAACCGGGGCAATCAGGTTTTTAAACCACTGCCACGCGGCCTGTAACTTTTCGCCCAGCCAGTCAAACACCGGTTTCAGTGGCGTGAACAGCTCCCCCACCGGCGCAAATGCCGCTTTCAGCCCTTCAACCACACCGCCAAAGAATGCGCTGACAGGCTCCCAGTATTTACGGATAAGCAACGCCCCGGCGACAATGGCAGCCACCACGGCCACAACCGGCCAGCTAATCGCCCCGATGGCCGTCATAATGGCACTACCAACCGTCGTGAAGATTGCACCCATTGCGCCTGCTGCCGCGATGATGGCATTGATGCCGGTGATAACCGGCCAGGCTACGAGGCCAATGGCACCGATGACACCAGTCAGCGCCAGTGCACCACCGACAATGATGCCGATGGTTGACGCCAGTGATTTGTTTTTCTGTATCCAGCCGTCGAGTTTTAACACATACTTTGTGGCCGTCTGCGTGAGCTTACGCAGCGCGCCTTCCTGCTGGTCAAACAGGTCAGTCCCCACCGCCTCATAAGCGGACTGAAACTCCTTAAAGTCACCGCCGAGGTTGTCCTGCATGATATTTACCAGCTCCGCGGTCTTCCCGTCTGAGGCTTTAAACGCAGCGGTCAGTTTGTCCAGCTTTCCGGTTGAGGCGGCAGTCATCAGCACGGCGGCGGCTGAGCTGGCCTCCTCCCCGAAAATGGTTTTCATGTATTCAGCCTGCTGGGCAGTACCGAGCCGGTTTTTCTCAAAACTGGCCTGCATTTCTTTCAGAATTGTAAATACTGGTCGGGTGTTTCCCTTGCTATCTGAGGTTTTCACTCCAAGCTCTTTGAGTGCATCCCATGCTTTTCCCGTCGGTGCCTGCAGGCGACTTAACACGGCACGGCTTCCCGTCCCCGCCATTGAACCGGTAATTTTTGCATCATGCAGCGCCCCGACCATTGCGGCGGTTTCTTCAATGCTGACACCGGCATTTTTTGCCACAGGTGCGGCATAGGTCAGCGCATCGCTCATACCGTCAAAATCGGCGGCGGTTTTGTTCATCGTCATGGAGAGAACATCCCCGATATGAGCGACCTTATCGTTTGAAAGCTGAAAGGCGGATTTCATCCCCATCAGCAGGGCGGCGTTTTCTTCCATCGTGCGACGGTTCGCCAGCGCCATATTCAGCGTGACCGGCGTTGCCGCCTGAATGGCATCAACATCCCCACCGGCTTTCGCAATAATAATCTGAGCACCGGCTGCATCATCTGCCGAGGCTGCGGTATTGTCGCCGAGCTGGCGCGCCTGCTTGCGGAGCGCGGCCATTTCGGCGGAGTCTTTTGCCACACCGAGCACGGCCTGCAATTCTGAGTTTTTCTGCGCAAACTCATAACCGGGCATCAGCAACTTAACTCCGGCCATCGTTCCCGCAGCAGCAATCCCCACACCGGCAGCGCCCACTGAGGCCATATTTCCGGCCAGTTCCTTTCCGGCCTGATAACGCTGTTTGACTGCGTTAAGTTTTGCCTGTTGCGCACTGACACGCGCCAGCGCGTCACGCTGCCGGTTAAGCTGGGCGGTGGTTTCACTGATACGGTTTTTCAGTCCCTGCTCATCATGTGCAAGATTGCGGGTATTAATTCCCACAACGGCCAGTTCCCGCTGCTGGCGTTTAACGGAATCCGTCAGGCGGTAATATTTCGCCTGTAAGTCCTCCGCCGCACGCTTCGCGGATTCCAGCACTTTCGCCTTAGCACGTGTCGGACGTTCGGTGTTTTTAAACTGTGTTGCAAGGGCTTCGGCCTCCTGCCGTGCCTTTTCAAGTGCATGACCAGTCACGGCGAGCTGTGCACTGGTCTTGCGAAATCCCTCAATACGGGATGCGTGACCGTTCAGCTCGCGCAGTGATTTTTGTGTTTCCCGGATATCCCCCGACAGCGATTTGCTCGCTGTGCGGATGGATTTAAACGGGCGGGATGCCTGGTCAACAGCCCTGAGCAATACCTGTAATTTTACATTGTTACTCATTCGTGTTTCCGCTTCGCCGGAGCGCCTTTTCGCGCCATGTGATGAGTTCGGTCAGGCTCATGGGATACAGTTCTGATGGCGGCCAGTGAAATATCACTGCCACATCCGCCATCAGGTCATCGACCGAGAGATTTTTCGGAAACGTCACTGCACCGAGTTCGGTGACAAAAAACCGACCACCTTACCGGCCAGCGCCACAAGGTCAGGCAGTTCCAGTGCGGCGACTTCCTGCTCGGTCAGCATCGGTGCCGTCATGCGCGGCAACACCTTAATCAGTGCATCGACTTCGGAGTTTGCGACCGCTGCCAGACTGACACCGCGCAGCGTCCCGGCACTGGGTTTCATCAGCGTGACCTGTTCGATAACCTGCTCACCACGTTTGACCGGATTGTCCAGGGTAATCACATTTTCTTTGTTCATGGTTTTCTCACTTATGAATCGGGGTTAACCGGTCAGCCAGGCTGACCGGATGAAAATCACAGGCCGATATTGCGGCGGTGTTGCTCCAGCCGGTCGACGCCGTTCACCTTCTCAATCATGTTGATGGTGTCGATTTCGACCAGCTCCTTACCGTCCATCGTCAGCCGGAAATAGGTGCAGACCACGGAGATTTTCGACTCGGTGTCTTCTCCCTGTTTACCCTCGCCGGTGTCGATTTCTTTCTGACGTCCACGCATGACCACCTCGACGGCCACCGTTTCGCCGGTATCGTCACGCTGGTAAGAGCCTGCAAAACGAATCGGCACAGCATCCACACCGGTTGCGGCGTAAAGCTCCCAGATAACCGAATCCGGGAAGCCACCCAGCGACCACTCCATTGACAGCGCATCGTCATCAAGGCCGAGGTCTACCGGTGCGCTGCCGTTCATTCCCGCACCGCGATAGTTTTCGAGCTTACGGGTCAGTTTTGGCAGCGTGACGGACTTTGCAACGCCCTGATAGCTGTAGCCGTTCAGAAAGACGTTCATTAATTTGAGTTTGCGCGGCATTGCCATCGGTCAGGCTCCTTAATTGCTGTTAACCGAGGTGACCAGATTTGCCAGGTATTTATCGGTAATACGCTGGCGCAGGGTCAGGTTTTCGAGAGGAGGCACCGGTGTATAGTCGTAGTCGATATACAGTTTTCCGGCCTTGAGGGTTTCCGCATCGTTGGATTCTTCGCTGAACCAGCAGGTCGCATCCACGATATAGCCGTTTGTTTTCAGCTCACGGAATTTGGCATTGATACCGTCAACGATGTCGCGAATCAGCGTTGCGGTGATGGGCTTGTCCACCGCCCACATGTGCGCCTCAGCCATCGTGTCGGCCAGCACCTGCGCGGTGCGGGTGTAGTTTTCAAAGAGGAACAGCGGGTCATCAGAGCAGGTACGGTTACCCCAGAAGCGGAAACCGTCGCGGCGAATCAGCGTAGTGACGCCTGACTCGTTAAGCAGGTCAGCATCGGTGCCGGACTCCTGCAAATCCCAGAATACAGATGCACTGATGCCGGTAACACCGTTCACCCCAACGTTGGACAGCGTTTTATGCCAGCCCTGCTCCTGGTCGATTTTAGCGCGCAGCCCCAGCGCACGGGCAGTGGCATACGCGGTGGCGGTGGTACTGGTGACCGTATCCCATGCGAGGAAATCCGGCCAGATGACCATCAGCTCACGCTGGCTGAAATTCTGGCGGTAGGCTTTCACCTCAGAAATGGTTTTACAGCCCCATGCGCTGATATACCCGAAAGCGCGCAGCTTCTGACAGACTGATGCCAGTGCAACAGCCACCTCTTTGGTATCCAGTCCCGGCACGCCGAGAATACGCGGTTTAACACCGGTTACCGACTCCGCCGCCAGCAGGGCTTTCAGTCCGGTGTACTGACCGTTTTCGTCGGTGGTGCCGATGATATTGGAAACGGTCTGCGCAAGTTTCGTTTCTTCGTCGTCGCCGGTGCCGTCTTCCACGCGCACAACAACGGTGACCGGTTTTGACTGGTCAGCGATGGCCTGTAACGACGCCGCCAGCGTGCCTTTTTTACCGGCCTTTGCAATTGCGCTCTGCACATTGGTAATCAGCACCGGTTTATTGAGGGGGAAGGTTTCCGCATCTGCATCGCTGGCCGTGCAGACCATGCCGACAATGGCAGTGGATACGGTGGAAATGACGCGGGTGCCGTCGTTAATCTCCAGCACCTGCACGCCGTGATGATAGTCACTCATCCGTCTAACTCCGTGGTTAATGGGTGAGTGGTATTTTCTGTTGTGCAGAGCATGAGACGCTATTTGACCTGGCTGGTCAGTGGATGAAACAACAGATAAAGAAAAGGCGGACAATCCGCCCGCCTGTCATGATTTGTACTCACTTATTTCCCGACTGACAATTTACATAGCCAAAACGCTATCAAATCTGACAGTCTGCTTTGAGCGAGGAGCGGAAGTTAAGGGGCGGTTTAGTATCTAACATGATCTATATGAAATAGTGATTCTTGGCGTATTGCTAATACAACCCCGATTTGATGTAACTCTTGTCCACTTTCATCTAACTTCCTCTTGTTCAGGTTCATTTTTAACTGCTAATATGCAGTATATAAAGGAACATGGGTTTACCGTTGTAAGATGCTGCTGAAAGGTAAGCATAATTATATTGTTAGGTGTCTTTTTATTTTTAAAGGCTTTAAACATGTCTAAAACACGCGATGATTTCAGCTCAAAAACTGTAAGAGCTCTAGCACTACGGGCTGGTTATAGGTGCTCATTCCCCGGTTGTAATCAGCTTACAGTTGGCCCCAGTGATGAATCCTTAACATCTATCACAAATATTGGGGTAGCTGCGCACATTCATGCCGCAGCTCCTGGGCCATTAGCAAGACGATATGATCCTAATCAAACACCAGATGAAAGGAAAGATATAAATAATGGCATCTGGATGTGTGTTAATCACAGCGTTGAAATTGATAGAGATGAAATTAGATATACAGCAGAAATTCTTAAAGAAATGAAGAAAGCCCACGAAGAAGAGATTAAAAAAGAGGTGAGCAATGGTTCTTCATCAACCAAACATAATGATTTCATTGCAATAGGTATAGACATTATCGTTTTCGGAGAGCTTACCGGAATCTCAACCAATGAGTGGACTATAAAATTTGCAAACTTCTTTACTGGCGATTTATCTAAGTTAATATCTTTCAACGAAAGATTCCACTCCATCCCTACCGAAGAAAAATTTATTCTAGTTAATCAACTTGGTGAGGGGCGTTTGTTATCAGCACCAATAAAATTAAATAAATTACCAGATAGCTATGAAGTAATCGTCCCTGTTGAAATAGACACTCCGCGCATCAATTGCAATAGCCTCCCAATGGATTTAGATATTTTCACGACAGGCGATTTATTTGTAAATAGTTCTGGTGATATAGCTACGATATCGGGGTTTGAAGCTTTACCACAAAAAATATATACTTCCCTTTCCACCATTAGAGGTGAGATTTATTCCCATCCAACATTGGGTTCCAGAATAAGACAGTTCTTCCATGACTTTGAAGGAACAATGTGGCTAGACAAATTAGTTAAATTAGAAGTTATACGCTTATCTTGTATACCAATTTTTGATTCAATCACAAAAAACAAATACACTCCATTACATTGTGTAAAAAATGTCAAAAATATTCGGGTGATACCAACTGAATATAAAGATAGCAAATTACCTATTGAGTTCACCCTTGATATTGAAGGTTTCGGCATCTGGTCCAAAGAAATAAGTGTTTTCTCACCTAAATACGATGAATAAAATTGAAGTTCTTGAACCGCTATATTTGGCTCCGGTATTTACTCCGTGAGTGGTATCCTAGGGCCCTGTGCGGAGGATTTCATTGTAATGCTCATACGCTGTAGCCAGGTTCATGTTTCTTCAGCAAGGCCATTTGGGCTAGTGGCCTGCTCCCCATTGCTCCACACAAAAAATTATTCGTTACGTCCGCTCCTGGCACACAGTAGACATCGAGAGACAGCTTCGAGCGATAATCAGAAGTTCGCAATTGTCATCACCCAAAAGTTGTTTATAACTTGTAGCAAGGTGCATTGTTCAACGTTGAGTTGGTCAAGTTCAGTTAATGATCGGACGATATCTCACTCTGCCCAATAGCACATCTGTTTTACGGGAAGTGAGTTTCAACATCACGAGCTTTGTTAGTAAATATCACTTATTTATTAAGAATATGTTTCATAGAACAGGGCCGGAGAACTTAATTTCATATTCTAAAAAGTGATGCGCAGACATCACTTTAAACTTTTTAAAGCGCGAAAACCCTACGTCAGAATTTGACAGTAGGAACGGTTGGCCAGATTCCAGCAATAGACTTAAACATAGTCTCCACAATATATTCGAGAACCTCATCATCAGGCTCTTTCATTAATGCTTTTACTTTATTTATTCTATCCTGAAGTGAAGGGTGAGATTTTGAAAAACCCCAGTTGTTTTTACCTAACATAGTAACGCTGAATAATGCACAGTATATAGAAAGTCTTCTTTTCCTGCTCACCAACACACGGTCATACATAGACTCTTCACAGTAATTATCTATATGGTCAAGGATGAATTTAGTTGCAAACTCATCACATGAGAACTCTTCATTATGAGCTTGTTCTTGTGTGAATTCATTCATATCATAACTGGTACCTTCCTGCTGATGAATGATATGTCGGACTTCATGCAAAAATGCCCAAGCAGCAGCAATAATTGCTAATTCAGCTGTTGCTCTTTTAACTGGTTCGATTTTACTGTCAGGCATGGTGCCAGGTTCAGGAATTCCTATTGGTAGTGGTTTTTCATCCGGTACCTCATCTTTAGCCGTGTTTTCAAAAGCGCAGATTAACTGTTCAAAGTTTACGAAGTCTGCCGAACTGAAATCAGCAAGTTCTTCCTGTAGCTCCTCGAGTAAAACATGTAATTCTGACTCGGTTGAGACTAATGATATTTTCTTTGAGTCAAAAAGATCTAAAATAGAATCCCTTTTATCGATAAAGTCTTCAATTTTTTTATTTTGCTCAGTGTTTATTGCTTCGTAGCCCGCCATTGCAGCAAATGTTCCTATCCAGAACGTGCGCAAAACACGATGATTGAAGCGGATAAATCGATACATCCCCGCATCAAAAATAAATTTACCGTCTGTATGATTATCGCTATGATTTTGGAAGGTCATGTTAAATTTAGACCAGAACTCATCCAGTTCATTCTGACGCTCTGGAATAGAGGCTAAAAACATTTTTCTTACGCTGTCCTGAACTGTTTTATCTTCATTATGCTCTTCAAACATTTGCTCACCTATATTGCTGTTAATTTTATCTAATGATGAACCGAGTGGGTTGTTTACCAAGCCTCATGTTACATGTTTTTTGCTTTCCGAATATTTAAGCGTTAGAAGCAAGTAGGAAAAACGTAGAGCAGTTAACCAAGGCTTTCTACAGGCAGATTAACATAACTTGGTCAGGAATGTCCGCTCTTGGCACATAGCGGACTGTCAGATTAGGCTTTACTCTGTGCTATAGATATGTAAGCTCACACCAGAGATCATACAACTTATTGCGGCATTTCCGGCCATTCGGGATTTGCAGGATCCACACGACTGACCAGAACGCTGTAGCGTTCCCATGCTTCCAGTCGGCTGCGTTCCTCATCCGTCGCCATATTCAGCCTGACAGCGCGTTCCAGCGGCAAAATCACGGATTCAGCTTCGGAAAGTAAAGCTGCCTTTTGTGATTCTGCCTGTTGCTCCTGTTCATCTGCCGTATAAATCCGCTTAATCACGGCACCATCCTTAAACATCCATTTACCTGAGTCATCAGCACGTCGGTTGGAGGTAATATCAGGAACCTCGACAACGCTGAAACCTTCAGGGTTAAGCGTTGAAGCATCTCTGGTGATGCCGACAATTATATTATTCTCGTCGTAAACAATCTTTATCGTGTCTTCCTGAAAATTACTTACTTCCTCATACCAGTTTTTTCCCTCTTCGGACCATAACCAGATAACATCAAAATTTTTTGTCAGTTGATATTGGGCAACAGTTTTTGGATTACCCGCAGTAATATTTTTTAAATGCTGCATAAATTACACCTGTGCGACGTTATACCATGTGCCATTGATGTATTTTTGTATTGGCCTGAATACTGCGGGGTCATCACCATCGACTTCACCGACAATACCAAGCCCGGTAATTACGTGCCCTGCTTTCTCATACATCACCCCTTTCTGCATGGTCTGGACAACACGTGTGCCAAGTCTGATATCTCTCACATAGCGGGAATCAAAGTTACCGTAATCCGAGGGATTAACACGCCCCGTAATATTTATGGTCTTATTACTTTGAATGCTTCCGGAAACAAAGCGCATAACATGGACGTTATTAGCATAAACATCCAGATTACCATCGCCATTTTGTTTAAATCCGGTGTCGTTATCACCAAGAACAATAGAGTTCCCACCCAACGCGTTATTCGTGCCAAGTGCCAGCCCGCCATCAATCCTGGCACCATTACCAACAGACACAACTCCTGTTCTTAAGTTGATGCCGAATGGCCTTAATGGCCCAATATCTCCATTTTCACCCTCATTTTCTCGTGTAGGAATGATATACAGGTTTTCTTCAGAACGGCGAAAAATAGCACCAAAAGATGAATTAAATATCCTCAGCGCATTGACTGTAGATATTTTTACTTCACTGCTGAAAAGGGCTTTAACAAGAACATACAGAGCATCCCATTTAAGATTCATCAGGTCTTTTGTTGTGGTGCTCTGGCGACTTCTCCATTTGAAATATTCATTGCCGTTATCCCCCGTTTCAAACCACATGTATGAATCAGTGTCACCATCGGCATCATTTTTAAATCCAATCTTCGCCCAGTCAGTATTTCGAATCCAGGCAAGGATTGAGTCGTTTTCAAAAGTAAGTCCACCGGACAAGGTATCGCCATTTTTTTGCACGGCGTTCCCGGCTCGGTTTACCGTTTCCTGTAAACCGAGATATTCGATAACGGCGGCAACGGTCGATTTAGCCAGAATATCCCGCCCGACTTTTGTCAGGGTCGCCAGGCTGGCAACATCATTCCCCGTAAAATACGGAAACCTGTCTGCCGCAGTAGCAAGCCCCGCCAGCGCCGTCAAAGTGGCATCTTTCGGTTGCTTACCCGCAAGCGCATTAGTCATGGTGGTAGCAAAATTCGGGTCATTGCCCAGCGCCGCCGCCAGCTCGTTCAGCGTATTCAGTGCGTCAGGCGACGAGTCTACAAGGGCGGCAATCGCGGCCATAACGAAAGCCGTGTTTGCGATCTGAGTATTATTCGTTCCCTGTCGCGCAGTTGGCGTCGTTGGCGTTCCGGTCAGTGCAGGGCTGTTTAATGGCGCTTTCTTGTTCGTTTCATCCATTACCGTCTTAACGGCTTTTGGTGTTGCGGCGAGCGTTTCAGACGTGCTGTTGGTCGCACTACTGAGCTGGACAAGGCCTTTTCGCGCTATGGTGGCGTCCTGTGCGGTATATTTCCCGTTAGCAAGGTCATACGCGGCCTTTACCGCTTTCGGCGTTGCGGCCAGTGTTTCAGACGTGCTGTTGGTCGCACTGCTTAACTGAGTAAAACCTTTTGCGGTCAGCGAGGCGTCAGGGTGACGTCGTGACTGTTCATGTTCTGCAATTTTGTCATCAACGTAATCCTGCGTTGCCATCACCGTTGTGGTGTCAATGGTCAGCTCCACTGAGGCCACACTGCTGACGATGATGACCATGCGGCAGGTCTGCGAACGCCCTGAGCCTTCGGCAAGGGCTGGCTTATAACTTTCGGCCATGTTCGCCACGGCAATTAGCGTTCCCGCATCATCGTACAGGCCAAGTTCACGCATCCAGAAACCGCCCACCTCCGGCGGAATAACCAGCTCTGCGATAATATAATTACTGTTTCGTTTGTCCTGGCTGATTTTGTTCAGCGCATGTCGCCAGACTTCGTGGATAAGCCCGGTCTGTCCGGCATCCGGGACAGGCAATTTACCACCGCCATCCCCGACGGCCATCGTGGTAATGTTGACCTTCCGCCCTCCCGGTGCGGTTGCCGCTGCCAGCTTTGCTGCACCGGCAGTGGTGATAACGGTTTTGAATTTTGTGCTCATTATTCCTCACTTATCCGGGGTAAACCGTAATTACATCGCCGTCATAAGCCACACCACCGACGAACAGGTAGCCGGGAATGTCCCGGGTAATGTTCAGGCCAATAAGGTGGCGGCTTGCAGGTTTGGCATCAGCAATCAGCCGTTCCATTTCCTGATACATTGCCTCTGTGATACCGCTTTCCAGTACACCAATATCAAGCCGGAAGGTGCCGGGCGGGTCACTGGTTTCCCACCACTCCGTCACGTTGATGAGATAGCCCAGCGGCTCCACCACACGCCGGATTGCACCTATAGTGCCTTTATGACAGTGGATGAAATAGGCATCGCGAATAACGGCGCGTTTGGTCGCTTCCGGCCACTTTTCATCCCATCTGTCGACCGAAAACGCCCACGCCAGCCACGGCAGCAGATTTGCCGGGCAGGTGTCCGGGTTCCACAGCTCACGAATACTGACCGGCGTTTTTTCAATTTCCGCACAGGCTTTTGCAGCGGCGACTTCAAGCGGTGATGAGCCGGTCGGCAGCAGGCGCGAATCACTCATCCGAGCCTCCGGTCACGACGCGGTATTCGGTACAGAAAGACGCCTGCGTACTGTTGAGCACGATGTCGGCCAGCGGTGCAGCCAGTTCGACACGCTGCACGCCTTCCACATGCAAAGCGGCATAAATGGCAGACAGTCGGATGTCGCGCCCCAGCCGGTGCTGTGCCGTGATATACGCTTCCAGTTTTTTCACGGCGGCAGCGCGAATGGGTTCGCTTTTGGGGCCAGGGTAAAGGTAAAGCATGGCATTTATCTGGTATTCAACGATGGCGGCAGACTGCACGGTCACACGGTCGGCCACCGGTCTGACGTCCTCGCCATTCAGGGCGTTGCGCACCACAGCCAGCAGGTCTTCAGATGCCACACCGTTATTTTCACGTGACAGCACAGAGATGGTGACACAGGCCGGAGACGGACTGGTGACAGAGATATCCGCGACACGCCCGTCGGCACTGCGACCATGATACTGATAGGCTCCCACCGACCCGGCGACGCTTAAGCCTTCAAACGCCTGCTGAATACGCAGACGATAATCGGTGTCAGACTCCATCACTGCCGGTGTCGGCGGGATAGTCGAATCATCTGCCGGGGTGATAGTCAGGCGCGTGGTGTTGTAATTGGCACCAATCACATCAAGGTCATTACCGGCTGCACAGGCCAGCATCACCGCCCGTGCAGCCTCATTCACACGCTGACGCCAGATAAGCTCGCGATACGCATTTTCCTCCAGCAGTTTGACGAGAGGCTCGGATTCCAGCGTCAGGGTACGGGCGACCGCCTCCTGCTGGTCTTCCGGGTAAAGGGAAATCAGTGTCGCCTTGCGTTCGGCAAGAATGGTTTCAAAGTCCAGCTCCTCGACCACATCCGGTGCGGGTAGCTGGTTCAGGTCGATAATCGGCATGGTTTCAACTCACAGGGATGGTTAATGAAAGTGGCTGGCCGGTGTCGTTGTGCTGGCCGGTTAACGTGACCGTCATTCGCCCGTCAAAGCTGCGCGCCGTGGTAACGGATGACAGGGTGACGCGGGGTTCCCATTTCAGCACCGCCATGTAACAGGCGACCTTAATCTGCAACTCAAGCGCCGGGGTCTGCGGCTGGTCAATCATTGACGCCAGCAACGAGCCGTAATCACGACGCATCACCCGTGAGCCGACCGGCGTGCGCAGGATATCGCCGATACTCTGGCTGATATGCTCAAGGTCAGTGACAGTCAGGCCATCACTGCGATTCATTCCGAGATAACGCGCTGTCATTTTGTCCCCTGCGTCCAGTTGTCACCTGACTTAACACCACCGTGACCGTGGTCATCCACCTGAACGCCGTTAGAAGTGAATTTCCCGTCGGTATGCTCGATGTTGCCGTGCATCTTCCCGCCCTTCTGCACTTCCAGCGTGCCGGTAATCAGCCTGTTGGTGCAGACCACCTCCGGTGTGTCCAGGGTGACGCGGGTTGATGCTTTCACCATGACCACCGGCACCGTGGCAGTAACAGAATCAGAAGCCGTCACGCTGGCTGTTTTAATTCCGCTTACCGTGAGTGCACTGGTTTCGGGTTCATATTCAATCACCGCCCCGTCAGGGAAACGGATATGCAGGGCATCCGCCGACGCAGACGGCGCGGGGTTATCGCCGGAATAAATCCCCGGCAGAACGAACGCCGTGTCGAGTTCACCGCCCACGGCCAGAATCAGCACCTGCTCCCCCACGGAAGGTGCCCACCATGTGCGCGAACGACCGGCACGATGGGTCAGCCACTGAAGCCAGTCAGTGCACATGCCGCCGGTCTGCACACGGCAGCGACCGGCGTTAAGGTCGGTTTCGACGATAATGCCGGTGCGAATCATGTTGCGCAGTGCGCGCGCGAGTTCCTGAATATTTGCGAGAGTGTTCATGCATGTGAGATTGCACAATATATAAAAGTTATGCTATCTGGATTCATTTGTAGAACTACCAGACAACATTCAAGGAGAGCGTAATGGTCAGCTATAATGTGACTAATGTGTGGGGGCTAATCGTTTTTTTCCTTTGTAGCTTTGCAGTATTAGCATTTTTTAGCTTTGGTAAAAGTAACCTTATGAGGCTTATTGCACATTATTTCAATTTTGGATATTCAGACAAAAAATTAAAAAGACTTGACCGCGAGTGGCGCGACATTCAACTATTTAAAATAATTAATGGAATCAATGTATCAGGCATTGAAAATGTGAGAATGATACAGCAGGGACTGATTGATGGAAAACTAAAAACATCGTATTTTTTCCTTACTCGCATCTGGGGTGACATAACAAAACCACCACACATAATTAAAACAATAATTGTAATTCTGGCCAGTATTTTTTACATTCTCCTCGCATGTTACATACACAACGAACAATCCGTTATAGTAAGGGATGCCATAGGCATACCATATAAAAACATGATGTACTATGTTTATAGTGACAAAGTTCTTTTATCCTTCAAAAATAAAGCAGTTGAATTTAATAAAACTTATAGCCTTGCCGATTGCAAGAGACTGCAAAACGTATTTATAAAAGACACACTTCCTGAGATCGCCTGCAATAAGCTCTTACAGCTAAACGAGGAGGACTCCGAATGGTTAAGCCAGGAGATTAAAGATAATAACAGTCACAAAAAAGCATTATTAATACTATCCCTCGTCTATTTCACTTCAGGTCTGGTTATATTCCTGTCATATACAAAATTCTTTTACGCCAATAAGAAGGTTTTAGAATACAAAGCATCAAATAAAAATCACTCATAAACCTCTAAACATTGAGCGACCAGCATGGCCGCTCAATGTTTAATTGCGCATCAGCCTCTGCCTGGATAAAACTAACGCTCAAGGTGAGTCAGGATAATCTCTTCAATCATCTGCACATCCTCACCGGTAAAGCTGAGCAGAGGACGCGCCGGATAATCAATTTTCTTACCGTCTTTCCGGGTTTCTTCCGACAGACCGAACTGATGCACACTGGCGATTTTCGGCGACTTCCCGCCGTAAAATTCCATTGATGCCTGTTCCGGGCTGGCGCGGATATGCAAAAAACGACTGGTGATAAGTTTCGCAAACATTTTTCGCTTAACACGACCGGTCTTTTTTCTGGCGCTCTGCTGCTGGCGTGGCGCGTAGGGTGTGCCGTCCGGGGCTTTCTGTGCCATCACCCGACGCTGCTGACTCTGCCGCAGACGCTTCGCCAGCTCTGCACTCAGCCGCCGACGCCCTGACGGTGACAGCGACTCAATCAGTCCGGTCAGCCGGTCTTCAAAACGCTTAAACTCATTCATCCCACTTGCTCACCAGTTCGCCATTGATATAAAGCTCCATCGGGCGGGTGACCGGCTCCGGCGGCGGGGGTTCCGGGATATTCTTCACATGCAGTGCGCCGTCCACCTCACTGACCAGCGTTCGCTCGGTCAGCATCAGGCTGATGCTGATATCAAAGCTGCTGTCATTGTTGATGTCCGCATAAAACGTGAAGCCCTTTTTCTGGCCTGCGTCGGTGGTCATGATGTCGGGCTGATTTTCCCGCAGCCACGCCAGCACCGGCACAATGAGCAGGTCAAAATCACCGGTAAAGTCGGTCACAATCACATTGAGCGTGTAACGCTTTTCGAATGACAGCGACGTCGCCAGTGTGGAGGCAATACTCCCGTTATCCACGAATATCCGCAGCATATCGGGGTTAGTTTTCAGCACCGTGACGGCATCAGTCAGCGCCCTGCGCAGGCTGTCGGGTTTGAGCATCGTTTTCGTCCTGACAGTGTTTAATCATTTTTACCTGGCTGGCACAGCGTGCCAGCGCGTTCTCAAGCTGCCGGATATCGGCACTTAAATCGCCGTTCGTCTCCGGGTCACTGCCCGGCATCGGGCAAAGACTCACTTTCGGGCAGGCGTTGTGGACAATCACTGGCGTCAGTGCAGGCCGGACGCTGGTGCAACCGGCGCACAGCATCAGGCAGGTCAGCGCCATACCAGCGGCGAAAATCTTCGTTTTCATTGAGTAACCTCGTGATGGTTTTCTCGCGCTGTGCTTCACGCTTCGCGGCGTTCTCCAGTTCCTGACGCAGTGCCACCTGCGCCAGCTCGTTTTTGTCTGCCCTGGTGAGCGCAACATGAAGCTGATTTTTCAGCATGGTGATGGTCGTCTGCTGCCCGCTGGCGACGTTGTTCGCCCTGTCCAGCGAGGCGCGCAGGCTGGCATTTTTGTGTTTCACCAGAAACAGACCGGCCACCGCCAGTGATAACAACACAACCAGCACAGTCATCAGCCTTGACATGGTTCCCACCCCTCAAAACGCTGACAGCAGGCCGTACGTATCAACCGGAAGAACACCGATGCCACAAGATAAATCAGCGC